AAACGACACCGCGCAGACGTTGACGGAAAACTTATGGTCACACCGAAGGACGTTATTAAGAACCGCGAAGGTATTTCGCCTGACGTTGCCGACGCAATCATGATGCGTATGTACTTCGAACTTAATCCAAGTTATGGACAATATGTTGTAGGATAAAAACAATTTAATAATTTAGCATAATGAAAAACACACCACTTTATGAAACGCTCAAAATGACATACGATCGTGAGCGCGAAATCGTTAATTCAATAGCAACCTACTTTCAACAAGGAAAGATTCTCGGAGATATTCTTCTGGAACTTTCACAGCGAAAAGACTTAAACGCAAAAGAGAAAATCTACTTAGCATTAATGATTGGTTCGATGATGACTAAAAACAAAGCAGATGGCGCAGAGCAAAACTAAGAAAGGAATCTGTGTGTACTTGCACAAAGACCTGTGGAACGAGATAGACGAGAAGCGCGGAGAGAATAGTCGCAACACTTTTTTAAGTGAAGCAATCCAGTTCTCAATGAAGTTCTTCGTTGACGAATCTAAAGTAAAATTGCAAGAACAAACGTCGACAAAATAGCGACGGACGAACTAAAAACTAAAGCGTGGTTTCTGCGCTTTTTTTGTTTCTCCAATTTCTTTTTATCAGCATCTAAAGTGTTAATTTGTTCACTCAACAAGTTAGTTTTTTGTTGATAAGCAACAACCGTTTCTTCTAAGTTGTTCGTCTTTTCGTCCTTGATGTTTATTTGTTCCTGTAAATTGTCAATTACCAACGAATCGGAAGCAATAACGCTGTCGCATGAATTGATTAAATAGACAATATCAGTTTTACGAATAGTATCGAGAACAAGAATAGTATCACGACGAGTGCGGTAGGTCGTTTTGGCTGTAAGTTGAGCGTCTTCATATCTTCTGTATGTTCCGTATAAATCAATTTCTTCTTGAAGCAAGCGGTCGTATTCCCCGTTGTTGTAATAAATTATACTGTCTTGTTTTTGTATCTGTATTTCCGTTTGAATCTTCGGGTTGAAGTTCCAAAAAGCTAAACAAACAAGCATCCAAAAAACACTTGTTGCAATTATAACAATAAGTGCGTCGGGTTGGTATTCTCTTTTGTCCATTGTGCGTTAGATTAAATCGTTTCCTTTGTAGTCTGGATGTTCTTTCGACATCTTGTCAATGCCTCGAACCCACAACACGCTAACTAGCGCGCTGAAAAGAAAAATAACTGCAATAATCATAGTTGTTTTTTTTAGGTTTATAAAATATTACCTTCGTGTATTCGGTAATTGTTGACGCTAAAGTAACCATTTTTTCCTTTACTCACAATAGCAAATCCATGATTATATTTTGAGTACGGATTGTAGTCTGGAGATAGTTCGCTCAAACAACCAACACCCCAACAAGTAATAAACTTACCATTCGCGTCGCGTTCGTTGTGCTCCGCTGTTTGGTGGTGGTGTCCGCATAACGCAGAAACCTTTGTCTTCATAAACAACCCACGCGCCACGTTAACCGACGGAAGGAATTGCTTGCCGAATTCGTGTCCGTGAAATATAGACAACTTACCAATGTTTAATTTGCTCTTTCCGTCAATCCATTTCACGTTATGCTTGTCGCAATGCGTAAGCGAAGGAAAGTCGAACGCGTCAATGTCGAACAACTCAGGTGCTTTGATTCTCATGTAACGCCAGTAACGTTCTTCGTGGTTGCCTTCTTTGTAGTAAATGTTTGCCGTTGGGAACGTGTGTCTTAACGACGCAAGGAATTGACGGATTGAATAAAGTTCGTCTTTGAATTTACGCTTACGCGGATCTTTAACGAAGTCGCTAATCATGTGACAGTCTAACGCGTCGCCGTTTAAAATAATTGAATCGCAGCCTTGTTTGATGCCTTCGTTTATCGCGCATTCAATAGCTTCGTTGTCTTGATATGGAAAGTGCAAATCGCAAAGAATTAAGAACTTCGTTCCTTTGACTTCGACGTGTCGACGCTTCTTTGCGTACGACTTTGGAAGCGCAAAAGGATTCAATGGTCGTGGCTTTTCTTCAAACAACTTTTTATCTGTTGTTACTTTTCTATTGAAGTCGCCATTCTTTCCACGAATCAAACGAATAACACTTCGTGCCGCTTCGATGTTTTTATAGACTTCAGGATATTCAGTAAACAATTTTTTCGCTAAAGTAAGCGAAGGAGTTTCTGAAAACTTACTACAAATTTCCGCTGCTATTGTTCTCGCTGTCGTTAGTTCCCTTGCCATTCTTTGTTTTGTTAGTAAACTTTTCAATTACCGTTCCGCCAAACAAACCGCCTGTTAACAATGCGAGCGTGTCAAACATTGAAATAGGACAATCGTAAGAGCTGAAAACTGCAATGTAACTGATTACAATTAGATTGAGTGAAACAAATATAGCAATAATGCGCTTGCTCGATACTTTTGAACAAGATGTTAATAAAGAATTAAACCAGTCTTTCATATCATTTTTAAAATTAGTTGAACAATTAAACCGCCAACGATACCCGCTGCGGTTGCGATACCACCCAAACGCGCTACTTGAAGGCGTTGGTTCTGAATGTACTTGTCGTGCTTTTGAACCTTACTCACAAGACCTTCAATTTTCATTTCGTCGTCACCAATCAACACGTGATAAATACGGTCGATTTTCTTATTCATATTTTGAAGCTCTTCGTGTATCAATTGAATCTCGTTTTCTGCGTTCATGTCTTAAAATATAATTGTCGTTATGCCTTAAAATATAATTGTATTTCAGCTTCACGACGACGAACCAAACCCTTCAACACAACACCACCGCCCTTGTTCCACAATCGAAACGAATTAGCTATTGTTGGGTCTGTTGGGTTAACGTTTAGTTTCTTGAATACTGAAGAACGTTTGAAGCCACCCGTTCCGATGTTGTACGCTAGTGAAACACACGCGCTAAATTGGTTCTCGTTGAGCGGTTGCAAAATGAACGGAGCAATCGAAACAGCGAACTGGTCAATTATAAACTTCGCTAATTCGTCTGCGCGTTGTTGCGTGATTACGTCGCCTTCTTTCACACGGTCGCCATTCTCGTAGAAGGTATTTCCAAAACCAATCGTCCATACGTTAGCGGGACACTTGTACGCCTTCAATCGACAACCTTCAAAATGTTTTATAAGTGCGTAACCTTCAGCATTAATTTTCATTCGATAATTTCTTTATTTGTTTTTCTTTTTTGATTAGATACTTACGAAATTTTTCTTCGTAAATCTTTTGTTTTACCATGTCTTTCTTCCGTCCCCTTGTAGCCATGTTTTATTTTTTAGTTATCTAATCCAACCTAAGCCTGGTCTTCTATATTCGTATGGTCGTCGGTCACGTCCCGAACTAATCTCGAAAGCGTTCGACGGATAGACATTTGTTTGCGACCAAATTTGGTTTGTTGTATTCGTCGTGTATTCGGGAAAGTCGCTCGAGTTCTGACACAAAAAGTCGACCATTCGTTGCGTGTAAAACATCGCTTGTTGTCTTGCTTGATCGCGGTAGTTTTGTAAGTCGGTTTGTGAGATAGGTTGAGTGTCTTCGCTTGTGCGAATAACAAGACTTCCGTTATCTGTTTTAACGTACAAATGCGGAAGCACTTCGTACATAGTCCACCACATTACCATTCGACGCAAGTAATTGTCCAGAAGGGTTGCGTATGCGCCTGTAATGTCGTCGTTCACAACGTCTTCTTTTATGCGGTTGTACAAATCAGTTCCTAAATACAACTGTGCGTACTTGTCTTGCGCTAAATAGATAGCAGGATACATTAATAATGGATCAACGCTGCCGTTTATCCAGCTATATTTTTTGATATAATTTTCGTCAATGAGTAGAACTTCGGGTTGTAGTGCCATTTTTTATTTATATTTTAGTGATGCTCTGTTGGGCATATCGTTAGGACGAACCGCTTCTCTGCCTTTTGGAAATAATTCGTTTGCAACACCGCCTGTTATAACTCTGTCGTTGTTCAATCCGTCGTTAGGAAGGAAGCGACCTTTCTCTCTTTTGCGTACAAATACTTTTCTGAACCATGCGTGGCGACAATAAACACCGCCCTTGAAAATCCAAATAGAATATCGTGATGCCCCTGCTGGTGCGAAATCATCGTTAACTCCGTCTTTCTCCATTTCTTGAATGTCTTCGTAACGGAATAACGCTCCTTCTTTTGATAGCGCAACCATTTCTTGACAGAAATCACGCGTTACCAATTCGCCGTCTTTGTATGTGAAATTTGTTGAGTAGTAATAGCGAACTTTATAAAGACCAGTATCGAGTTCTTTGCTCGCTTTGTCGGGGTTGTCGTAACCTCGAACACTCATAAACTCCGTGCGGTAGTTTTCTT